CGACACAGACCGGATCTTACTCCGATCGGCCGCACGATATCGTCTGGTGCGACAGCAAGCGCGAGCGCGTCCGCATCGTGCAGATGCACTGGCAAGAGAAGAACGAATGGTGGGTCTCCACCTTGACCCGCGTCGGTTTCCTGGCCGAACCGATGAAGTCACCATTCCTGAACGGCAGGGCTCGATCAACGTCCGGCCTCATCATGGCGTCCGCGCACGTCGATCGTGAGAATAATCGTTACGGCATGGTCCGCAACCTGATTTCCGTGCAGGACGAAATCAATAAACGACGCAGCAAGGCGCTGCATCTTCTGAGCGTGCGGCAGGTCATCGCGGAAGATGGCGCGGTCGCTGATATCGACAAGGCGCGGCGGGAAGTGGCGAAGCCGGACGGTTACATTTCCGTCAATCCCGGCATGAAGTTCGAGATACAGGAGGGCGGCGAACTCGCTCAGGGCCAGTTCAAATTGCTGGAACACGCGACGGCGGAAATGCAGGCGTCGGGGCCGAACGCGGCGATGAGCGGCACCGATCCACGCGAGTTGTCGGGCCGGGCCATCCTCGCGCAACAGGCGGGCGGTGCGGCGACCCACGAACCGATCGCCGACACGCTGCGGATGTGGTCGCGGACGGTCTACGAGGTCGCCTGGATGGCCGCGCGTCAGTATTGGACGGCCGGACGCTTCGTGCATGTGACGGACGATCTTGGCTCGACGAAGTACGTCGGCATCAACCAACCGGTCAGGCTCATGGACGAACTGGCGGCGATGCCGGAGCAGCAGCGCGCCGCCGCGATGCAACAGATGCAGATCGTGCCGGGCGATCCTCGGCTCGAACAGGTGATACGGATCGACAACGACATCACCGACATGGATATCGACATCACGATCGAGGAAGGGATTGACGTTCCAAGCATTCAGGCGGAACAGTTCCAGGTTCTCATCCAGTTGGCCGGCACGCAGCCAGGCCTGATCCCGCCGGAAATCCTGATCGCGGCCAGCAACCTGCGGAACAAGGACGAACTGCTGGAGATGTTGAAAGAGCATCAGCAGGCGGCCGCGCTTCAGCAGCAGGCCCAGCAGAAGATGGTGGCGGACAAAGCCCAGGCGGACATCACGGCGCAGCAGGGCAAGGCGGCGGCGGACTTCGCGCTGGCGGCCGAGCGCAAGCACGCGACGGTGCATCACATCGCCGAGACGCACGTCATGCACAACGAGATGATGGCACCGCCCGATGCGCCATCCGATCCGGGGACCGTGGTCCCGCCCGAGGTTCAGGCGATGATGGACGGCGCGACGTTGCGGGGGCTGCACGCCAAGGCGGCGGTCGATGAGGCACGCGCGGGCGATCTGCGGCAGAGCGCGGTGCAGCGTGTCGGGGACATGATGATCGCGCGCCACAACGCGCTGGCGCCGCCTGAACAGCCGGGAGGCGCGTCGTGATCGCCGCGAATTGGTGGGCACAACGGCGGGGCATTGTCTGGCTGCGCCGAAAAGCGGCGGGAATATATATGCGCCAACGGCGGCCACGCCGCACCGACTACACTTTCGATGCTGTCACGTGGAAATGGGTATGTTTACGCCATCGCCGCTTTCCTGACTTGCGAGACCGAATCAGGGATAATCTCACAAAGCAATGGCACCGGGTCCTTGATCGCCATCCGCCCTCCCACGGACATGCGGTGTGGCTCAATGTCCAAAGGAGATATGGCCGCATGGTCTGGTCTGGCTCATCACACCACATGGCCCGGCCATACAGGGAAGGAGCCGTCGCCAGGCGGATCAACGATGTGATGATCGCGAGACACAACGCGCTGGCGCCGCCGGAACAACCGGGGACAGCATGAGCACGAAGCAAAAGGCCACCGTCGAGGCCGCGATCAGGCGGTTGCTGGCGGATCGCCACGTGGAAGCCGTGAACGGCCTTACCAGCGGCTACATGAGCAGGCTCGCGACCATTCGTTATTTCCTGGATCTCGGCATCGCGGCGCACGACGAGAAAGCAAGGGGCCGGACAGCGGGGCTTAACCCCGTCGAGTGGGACGCTCAGTACTTCACTGAATACATGGCGAAGGCAATGCGCGAACCAGGGGACACCATCATCTGGCCGGAGGTGCCGCCTGATGTCTGAGACACCATCCCAACTTGACGCCTTTCTGAGCAGCGGCGCCCAGCCCGAGGCCACTGAGACGCCCGCGCCGGAGCCGTCGAAGGCAGCGCCAGAGGCCGCGCCGGACAGTGGAGGCAGCGGCAACAAGGGCAAGCCGCCCGCCGCCAAGGCCGCTCCGGAGCCGGACGACGACGCGGAGCCGGGCGAGCCAGCGCCGCACGAAGCGATTGTCCCCCGCTCGGCATATCAAAAGGAGCGCGAGCGGCGACAGAACTGGGTCGAGCGCGCCGGCCGCGCCGAGGCGGAACGCGACGCACTGGCGAAGCAGCTTGAAGAGGCCAGGAAGCCGCCACCACCAGCCGCTACACCTCCCGCGATGCTGGAGCCGATCGACCCGGCGCGCGATCCCGAAGGCTACACACGCAGGATGAGGGGCGTCGTGTTGAACGAGCGCCTGAACACGTCGGAAATGTTGGCGTTGGAGAAACACGGCAAGGAAACGATCGACTCCGAAACCGAGTATTTCCAGAAGCGGACGCAGGCCGACCCTCGGCTGTGGAACGAGCTCTATTCCAAGCCGCACCCGTATCAGTGGATGATCGACAACAACGCCACCGCCAGATTGCACGAGGAAATCGGCACCGATCCGTCAGCCTACGAGGCGAAGCTGCGGGCGAAATGGGAGGCCGAGCAGAACGCCACCGCGCCTCGCGTATCGCCCGCCGCCGGGTTGCCGCCGTCGCTGGCGAGTGCGCGTTCAGCGGCGCCAAGGGGGACCAATGGTTTCGCGGGGCCGCCGAGTCTCGCGGATATTTTGGCGCGGCCGGCGCGGCGTGGGTAGTGCTGCACAACCCCGACTGTGACTTGCTGGAAGACGACGCGGATGAGGTGTTGCTTGGCCTACTCGCCCGCGACAACGAACCGCAACACCACTGGCCGCCGCCCAGGTTTATCCCACCTTACCTGGAAGGGCTCGAAGCCGAGCGGCAACTCCGCATTCAGCAGCGGCGGGAACGCGACCTGTTACTCGTTGAGCAGCAAGCGGCGGCATGGATCGCGGAGGTGGCCGAACAGGCGCGTCTGGCCGCGCTACAGGCTGAACAGGACCGACTTGCCGCACAGGAAGCCGAGCAAGCGCGATTGGCCGCCGTGGCTCAGGCGGAATGGGCTCGTATGAACCGACTGACGGCCGACTACATGACGAGACCACAGATGGCCCCATCCTTTGTTCCTCCGTCGAAGATCGCCCCCCGCGTCCCGCGCTTTCTGGGACCGCCCTCGCTCGCGCATATTCTTCAGCGCGGCGCGCGGCGATGAGTAATCCTTATCCGGATATAGCCGAGGATCTGACGGACGGGTTGGAGGACTGCCCGTTCTGTGGACGGGAGCCTGACCGCTTATGGAATACGAACGCGGATGACCCGGAAGATGAAGCATCCTGGGTGGTGACCTGTAGTTATTGCGGCGCCGATGGACCACCCGCCGATACTCACGCGGGCGCTGTCAAAGCCTGGAATGAGCGACCGTGACCGACCTCGCGACCATCACCGCCATCCTCTACGCCGCGCGCCTGCAGCGCCGCGTGCCGGAGACAACCGCCGAGAAAAACCGCGCTATAGCGGAATCGGTCGTTGATGCTAGACTGATCGTGGCCGCCACTGTCGAGGACGACTCAGCCGCCTTCCGGCTGGACCTTTCTCAACTGCTGGCCGCCAAGCTGGAGCAACCGCCGCCGTCGCCGGGCATGATCGGGCGCACTATCGCGGACGCGAAGGCAACCCGTCGCCGGGGTTAACGGGCGCCGGCCTGCCGCCAGGGCCTTAAACATGGTGTGACCCGTCGCCGGGGGATCAGCGGGCGTGACTTCAATCGAACCGTGCAAATCGCCCGTGTAGGCGTTGCGCTGCCTTAGTGTAGGCCGCGTGTGCGTCTTCTTGGTTCTTGAAGGTGCCTAGGTAATGGTTCTTACGGCCAAGCGTGATCATGGCTGCCCAACGCCCTGTTCTGGCGTCTTGAACCGCGCCCTTAAGCGTGCCCTCACGGATTGTGCGTCGGTTTCGGTTGTTCTCCGCTCGCGTGGCCGGTCGCAGATTGCTCCAGGCGTTGTTCGACGGAATGCCGTCAACATGGTCGAGGACAGCGGCGGGCCATTCTCCCGTGACGTGCAGCCAGATCAGGCGATGAGCCTGATACGGGCAATCATGAAGCCTCACCGACAGGTAGCCGTACTGACCATCAGTGCAGCCCGCCGGTTTGCCAGCAAGGCGTTTGTTCACACGCGGCAACACATCGTCGCGATGGCGCCACGACAGCAGCTCGGTCTCGTGGTCTTAGTCCAAGGCGCGTCGAACCATCTCGGCGGTAAGTTGATCGCGTGGAACAGCGGATTTCTGCGGCATGGCCACATGAATATCATTGCACGGACCCGAGGGAAAGCGAGTT